GCGGACGTTGCTGGTCCTATTGCTGCTGGACTGCACACGGCAAAATTCTATAAAGGATAAATTGTTTGGTCCGTAGGGAAATCTTCTAAGAAATTTAAAACCTAAAAACCTAAGTAACTTAATATGGACTTTGTTTCTTTCGTCAACAAAATTCCACAGTAACTTATCTTGTCTTGAGTTCACATACCTTTTTGCTTCTCTAGCAAATGTATGAGGAAACTTTAAAATAGCTGGGGTACATAGCATCCAGATTTGTCCACCTGTGTAGACTCCTGCAATGCCACATATCTCATCATCTGGGTTAGTAAAATAGACTGACTCAGAGTTATTTACTCCGATAACCAGAGCAGTTAAAGGGTCATGTCCATGACCTTCTTTTACTTCCCGATAGTCGTCAGGGAGCAAGTTAGAAGCTACACGTAGTGCAGCCTCTGTTGTTGCTGGGTGAATGTATTTACTCATTTAATGCGTGTTGTAATTTATCTATGGTATCTTGCATCCAAGATTCCCAAGGATTACCTAGGGGGATATTCATACCTTTATACATACGGTTTTTTTGTAACCATTGAATGTATATACGTACTTCTTGTTCGGTAAGGGTGAGGTTATACACGTTGATAAAATTTAGTATTGTAAGCTCCTTCCCATGTCAGGTTGTGAATAGTAGCTGGAGCTGGGTGTGTTGATTTAACTGTTAATGCTACGTTTATATTACTGTCGTAAATAGGTACTTCTCGTAAAATATTATCTTCAAGTATTGAAGCGTTGTTAGCTTTGTATCTATCTGCACCTGTTAGTTCATGTACCTCTGTATAATCAACTCTTCCTGTTCGGCTCAATGTTGTTTCGTACAAACCTATAGGACCAAATCCAAACTTAGCTCTGTGTAATACAAGACTAGATCTAGTATCAGCTCTAAAATTTTCTCCCTCTCTAGTTATGTAGTAAAGAGTAGGTAGTTCAACGTTCATAGTAAACTGATAACCAATTAAAAATGCTTCTCCTGTCCAGTCACCATCAAGTTCTAAATTACTACCGTTAACAGTTATCTTTCCGTATCTACCTAAGTTTTGAGTTCCAGAAGATTCATTAGAATTATCATATGCAACTAATTGATTAGAACTTTCTAAGCCCGTGGGTTTAGCAAATGTTGATTTCTTAGTTGTAGCGTTGTAAGTAACTGTTGGATTAGAAGTATTACCAATAAGTTTTGGAATATTCATTAAGTGATCTAAGTGAACTCTGTTCTCTGCAATAGCTAAAGTTTCAGAATCCATTTTTATTGCATATTTAAGTAACTGATCTTTGTTATTATTACGCACAACAACAAATAAATTATCATCTTGCATGCAGTGGTATTGAATTGTTCCAGTCAATGTCCACTTAAACCAAGATGCTAATTTTCTTTCTCTAATACTGTCAAAGTATCTGTAACCATACAGTGTAGATGTACCTTCTTCACTAAAAAATATAACTGAGTTTTCTCTAGAGTTAGATATAAGTTTTAAATCTTTCTCAAATAATCTAGAAACTACTGCACTTTGTTCTATAACTTCCGGTTCACCTTCTCGTTGTACCTGTGCCATTTCAAAGAATCTAGAAAACTTACCAGCGTTATCTAAGAACCCAATAGTTGTACCCAAAGAGATAGGATTTGTAGCAAAATTAAAGTTGTAAGTAGAAAGAGCATTGATCTTAGCGGTGGTGGGACTAAACACGTCACTATCTGTAGTGAGCATGAATTGTTGATTTTTAGAAAATAATAATAAACCTGTGTTTACTTGTATTCCATCAAATAAAATAGCTGGATATTCTGAACTAGCTGATATGTCTATAGGGTCACTAGCTATAAGTTGTATAGCTGACTTAGCAAAGAAGTTTGTAAAGTCTCCGGGACGAGACATAACTATATTTTCATCAGCAAGTATTGCAAATCTGTTTCTAAAAAACAACAGCTTACTAATCTCTTTACCTATAAAAGAAGGTTCAGGATTAGTTACATCATCACCAACTATAGCATCATCCCATTGAGGAACGGATGGTTGAAGAACTCCACCAATACTATAGGTAGATCCATCTAACTCAGTAAGTCTAAAATTACCATCAGCAGTTCTAATAAGAAGTATCGGCATTTTAGATCTTTTTAATCTAACTGTTCTTCCCGGCTTAGCACATTCTTCCCATGTACCTTCACCATCTTTATCGTTGTTACCAAAGAATTTAACAAAATGATTATCTTCTTCAGCGTTACTATTAACAACCTCCACAACCATGCCGTGCTTGCACTGAGAGGGCAGATCACCAACATCGTTAACTTTACTAGCAACAACATTTAACAGCTCTCCTACGGGCGTAGAGGCGTTGAATACGGCATTTCTTTTTATATGCAGTCCAGTACCAATAGTTGTAATATCAGCATTAGTAAAATTACCTCCAGCTATTAGCTCTGTTCTGATATCACCAAGAATACCCTCAGCAGTAATAGTAGTTTCTGTGTCAAATGGTGTAGGGTTAGGTCTAACTAAACCTAGGTTAGCTTGTACAATAGATTCACTAGATGCTTCAATAGTTACTTTATAGTAAGCATCCATCATAAACACATAGAAGTAGTCACCTTCTAACCAACCTTCTCCACCATGAAGTAAATCATGTGTAGTCGTATATCTAGCCTGATATGTAGTTGTCTGACTACTACCAGATCCTTCTGTATAAGGTACGGATTGACCTGTTGTAGCTATACGAAAATATAAATTCTTTCTACCAGTTTGACTGCCTTGGTTAGCTGCGTTAAATATATTAACTGTGTAGCTATAGTTTGTATCTGAGTGATTTCCGTTAGCTAACGTTCCACCGGTAGCTCCTTCGTCTACAAGAGTTGTACCTGTGCTGACGCTGAAAATACGTGTTCCTACGTTAGGTGCAAAGGCATCTCTACCATCACCAGCAGCAGTACCACATCTAGCATTATTACTATTACCTCTATCAGCATGAGTTCTCATTTTATAAGCCGAGTCACAGTAATTATTACTTGAGTTAACAAGAGTTACTTTGATACGTGTGGCTGTATTGACTGTAGAAGTATTAGTGTTGTCAAAAACATTTAATGAATACTGTTTTGCATAAGATATTTTTTTTAATTCTACAAAAATTTCTTTGCCAAAATTTAATTCTGGTTCTGTAATACTTACTTTAACATCACCAGTGGTAGTTAAAGATGTTGCAGCAGTATAAGTAAATGTAGTTGTACTAGGTACGCTCGCTACCTCGTAATCTCCATCCACACCATTACCAGATGTAATGTCAATATTTATTTTATCTCCTATTGCTCTACCATGACCAGCACTAATCGTAACCGTAACCGTAGTTCCTGACTGACTGTATGTACCTGTTGACACATCCATTTCAGTAGTAACTGATCTGTTGTTAAGATAAGTAAAATCATTAAGAGTTAGTGTTTGTATATCTTCGTCGTTAGTGTGTGTTAAATATGTGTTATTACCTATGGCATTTACCACAGTTTTTTCTGCTCCTGTTTGGCAGTCCCACATTCTAACAACACCATTCTTTGCAACTTGTCCTATGTATTGTTCGTTTTCGTCACGATAGTAATGAAACCATCTACCGTCTGCTGTAGAGTTATTTGAACCATCAGATAAAGATGCCACAAACTTTCCAGCCGGTCTTTTTAATAGCCCTTGTGTAATGTCAGGTATGGCGTTTACCATGTTTTTTACCTGACCGGGAATTTTGTATTCATCAGGTTGTTGAGATATACCCTGAGTTAAGTTAGGAATAGTTTGTGTAATGTTTGCCATTATCTAATAAGTGCTTTGTAAGGTTGATAAGATCTATAATTACTGTCATGTGGAAAGCCAAAGAAAGTATGGTCTCCCTGTTCACAGTCATACTCATATGCTGTTGCCTTAGCTTGTGCTTCTTCTAATTGAAGTAACTTAACTAAATCACCATTAGATACTAATTGAGTGGCAGCTCTGACTGACGCTCTGGCAATTATGTATCTTTGTATAGCTGGCGGTACATCATCAAAATCTAATAAGTATGTTATATCAAAATAATGATCTCCACTAAACACAAATGTATGATTAGCATTGTCATACAACTTACCTTCCTTTCTTACTACATCTATGGTTCTATCAGACAAACCTTCATGTACGTCATATCTAAGATAGTTAGTAGGGATTAAGTAATGACCATTAGCATCAGGAGATCTTAATACATGGTCTTCTTTGTTAAAATGCCAGCCTTCGTTTTGCACGTCTTTTGTAACTTCCATAAGAAGTCCATGAATCATTGCAATCTGTGGGTTAGCATATGTGTTTGCTATTTCTAGTGCTGTGTTAGTTACGTCTGTAGTTACTGTTCCAAGAGTAGTTACAGGTGATTGACCAATGCTACCCAAGATAGAATTAACTGCGGATAGTTCGGTATCGGTTGCTATTTGAGTAGTAGTCATAAAAAAAAGGGGGACACGAAGTCCCCGTATAAAAATAAAATTAGTTAGCGTTAGCTGGGTATTGGTTACCGAATACAGCGTTACCTGTAGATCCAGTAGCAGCACCAGCGATAAGCTCAACGCAAGCAGCAGGGTTTAGGAAATCTGCCCCCATAGCTAGTCGTCCCAATATTACATCTCCTTGGTATACCACGGACACATCTCCAGATGTTACCTGAACTTGTGGTCCGATAGCTTCTACAACTCCAGCAGCTTCCTTCTGGAAGATTAATCCGCAAGAGTTAGCGAAGTCAGTAGCATTACCGTAGTTTCCGTTAATACCAGTTACAGAAGCTCTAGCGTCTTCTGCTGTTTCACCTACAAAGTTACCTAAGTTACCGGGAGATGTTACTCCGGGGTTAGTTGCAGATGCAGTACCAAACTTAGTACCATACTGTCCAAAGAACGGAATGTTCATGGACTTAAAGATCTTAATACCAGCGATCTCTACTACGCCTTGTCCAGACTGTAAAGCTGTTCCTTGTGCATCACGGTTGATTAGACCATTTGAGATAACACCAGCACTTACATCATTGATGAGACTGTAGTATTGACGAGGGTTTAGGACGGCTACTCTGCCGTCAGAGCTGACTCCTTTTTCGTCAAGAGCAGCAGCAGCATCATAGAAAGCGTTTACAAGTAAACCAGCATCATAAGCATTTGTTGCGTTACCTGTACCTACTCTGATCTGTGTACCGCCGGGCTCTGCGAAGCCAGACTTAGAAACTGGAGAAGCTTGTCTAGCACCTTTAGCGATAGCTCTAAAGATTAGTCTATCGTACTTTTGTGCAAGAGCATAACCGATCTTCTTAGAGATCTCTCCTCTCAATTCATAGTGTGCTAGTGTTTCATCTAGCTCATATACGAAAGCTGAACTGATTAATAGGTCGTCGCATGTTATGGTTTTTTCAGCTACTGGAGGTGCTCCGTCGCTGTTACCCATGATGCTATTTCCCGGTGTGTGGAACTCAGCTTTTGTGTGTCCAGTGTAGATGAACTGTAAAGATTTTCCATTCTTAAGAGTTCTCTTCATAACGAGATCCCTTGCTATCGCATTGTGCTGGAAGCCTTTAAACATTTCTCCACTGAACAACTTTAAATAAAGGGCGCGTGGGTCAGTACCGCCATTCAGCGCACCCGGACGGGTTAGCTTGGCTAACTGAGACGCACCAGTATTTTGTTGTGCCATTGTTTATGGTTAAAATAAAGGGTATATTGTATCGTTCCTAACGTTAGAATGTTGTCAGTCTTAATTGGTCTAACGTGAGACTGGCACGTTTTGTGGTCTTTTCCCACCGTCGACGGGTAAAAGGTATCCTCCTCAGAGGGCTTTTCCCAAATTGAGTAGGGAGGAGTTGAACCTCCCCTAGATCGCCTAACCGATTACTCTTGTGTAAGCAACGCCACGATATACGAATGTAACTTTCATGGTTATCTCCATATACCTAAGCCCCGTTCCATGCTTAGGAGTCATGCGTCCCCGAGGGGATGAACGGACGTGGCTGCCAGTGTCGGGTGACACCGGAGATGATAAAGATATTAGTTATCAGAGTTATTAG